CTCATAGTAGGATCATTTAGGTATTTCCAGTCAGACTTGTAGAAGTCGTAACCTCTTCTAAATCCTGTGAATCCTAAATTTAAAGCCATATCCTTATCATTATCAAATAATCCATATGAAGTTCCACCCATTCCGTAAGAATTTTGTGCAGCTAACATATCATCAATATCAAATGAGAAGTTTCTGTTTACAAATAATACATTTTCTTCAATAGCACCTTGCTTATCAAGTCTTTGAATAACTGAATCAAAACCTGCAAGAGTTGTTGGGTTTCCTCCACCCCAAACATTTCCTCTTTCATTTACAACGTAGAATACTCCTTCAGAACCTGCATGTGGGAATGCACCCCCTGTAGCTGAACTTAAAGCAGCTTCAGCTCCTGATCCTGTTCCCGCAGGTACAGCCTCAATCATAGCAGTTTCCATGTAGTCTTCAAAACGTAGTCTTGTTTCATGCTCAGACTTCATATACCATAAGTAACCATTAGCTCCATTTTCAGTTGTGATTTCAATCCATCCAATTTGTGCCATATCAGAACCTGATACTTCATAAGTATCTTTCATAATAATTGGCTTGTTAGAAAAGATTACATCATCAGCCTCTAATGAACCTACCATACCTGCAGTTCCTTTAGCAAATTCAGAACCGTATACAAAAACAGATAAAATAGCTGCGTTACCGAAAGTTTGACCTCCAGCTTCGTAGTAAGCTACATCAAAAGTATTTGCACCTGGTGTTGGAGCAGTTGTAATTACACCTTTATTAGATAGTGTTGAACCTGGTGTGTTATCAGAAATCATAACAGTTTGTCCAACTCTTAATCCAATAGAAGTTTGGTTTGCAACTAATCCTGGTATACTATTGTCATTGATAGTAATTTGTGCAGTGTTTTGTCCTGCAGCTTGGTTAGATATACAGTTAACGTACTTAGTATGTAATCTACCTTGTTCTGCCCACTTAATCATATCTGAGTTAGTTGGCATCTCAGCACCTACCATTCTTAAGAATGAAGCTACTGTTCTATTTCCATAACGCTCAAATTCCTTTTCATAAGTATCTGGTAGATACTGATTTAAGAAATCAAAATTAGTTATGTAGTTTGTTGATAGAACTTGCTTTTGAGCTGATGGCTGTAAAGCAAATCCTGGGTTTAATTGTACTGACATATTTATTTATGTTTAAAATTTATACTCTGTTTATACTTCTTATTTTGAGTCCTCTTCCACTGTTTGTATCACCAACAGCTCTAATTTTTAAACCGTCTTTTGATACACTTTGAGAAGCCTGTCTAACATCCATATTAATGTTTTTTGATTTTTTAGAAACATTATCTACAGCATCAGCCATTCCTTGCTCATAAAAAAACTTAGCGTACTTTTCGGGATTCATAGCAATTGATAATGCCTTATGGTATCCCTTCGCATCTTTAATTAAACCTTTATCGTCCATATATTTGCCAACAAAATTATTGACATCACTTTGAACATTTTTAATTTCCGTTGCATCGCCAGGCTTATAAGTAAAATTTTTCTCTCCTACATTAAACTCAAAACCTTTGAATTCAGTGTTGAAAACCTCATCAGTTTTCTGAAGAAACCAATCATACTTTTTTTTCTGAGCTTCTTGCACAGTTTTAGATTCATCAATATAACTTGTATAAGCATCTAATCTTTCTCTGTCTTTGTCAGATAACCCATTCCCACTTGACTCAAGAGGAACTTTATATTTATCTTTTTGATCATTGAAATACTTTTTTGCTTTCGCAAGTTCTCGTTTTTTAGCTAACTTTCTTTTTTTAATATCTTTAGGATCATCTAAATCATTATCAAAACTAAATTTATCTTCTAATAAATCTTGAATATCAAAACTATCCAGACCATCTTCAATATTAGCATAGTAATCAGCTAAAACTTGATCATCTTCCATGGTAGTGTAGTCTTTTTGTAATCTATAAAAGTCTTCAATACCACGTCCTGTTTCTTTTTTATACTTTAAATATATTGAAACATCTTCTGGTAATTCTTCATTTGCTTCTTTTTGTGCAAATAAATCATCAACAGAATTGATATCTCTATCATATCTATTTTTAATATATGTAAGAACGTCTTCGTCATTTAACTCTGACGAGGGAGTTTCTTGTTGAACCTGAACTTCTTCCTTTACTTCTACCTTTTCTTCTACTTTAGGTTCTGTTTCTGTTGTTTGTTCTGCTACTTCTTTTGTAACTTGTTCTTGTTCTGCGTGTTCTTTTAGAAGTTTTTCTTCTATTTCTGCTTGAGATTTATTGTCTTCAATAAACTCTACAGCTTTTACTTTAATATTATCCATTTAATTTAATTTAATTTATACAAAGTTAATAATTATACAATAACTTTTTTAAGCTATCGTGGGTCAAACTCAGCTAAGTCAAAACCGTCTAAACTATCTTCATTAGA